TACTCCAGCAAACTATGCAGGCAACTATGTTGGAAACTTTACCAGTAACTACGCAGGTGGTTATGTAGGTCCAGCACCATATTCTGGAACATATTCTGGTAACTACTCACGAAACTTCAGTGGTGGATACGTAGGTCCAGCACCATACTCTGGAACATATACAGGTAACTTTACTGGAAACTATTCTGGTGGTTACGTTGGCACTGCGCCGTATTCTGGATCCTACTCAAGAGCATTCTCTGGTAACTATGTTGGCAACTACGTCGGTACTGCTCCATATTCTGGAACATATTCAAACAACTTTACTGGTAACTATGCAGGTAACTATGTAGGAACTTTTCCATATTCTGGAACATATTCAAACAACTTTACTGGTAACTTCACTGGTAACTATGCAGGTAACTATGTAGGAACTTTTCCATATTCTGGAACATATTCTCGAGGGTTTACTGGTAACTATGCTGTTTTCTATGGTGGTTTCAGTGGCACGGCATATTCTGGTACATACACTGGTAACTTCACTGGTAACTACGTGGGTCCAAGAACGTATACTGGTAACTATTCTGGTACATATGCTGGCAACTTCACTGGCAACTTCACTGGCAACTACGTAGGTCCAGCAACTTATTCTGGAACGTACACTGGAAATTACACTGGTAACTTCACTGGCAACTACGTAGGTCCAGCAACTTATTCTGGAACGTACACTGGAAATTACACAGGATTCTTTACTGGAAATTATGTTGGCCCAGCAACCTATACTGGAAACTATAGCGGGACTTATGCTGGCAACTTCACTGGAAACTATGTAGGAACAGCGACCTATACTGGAAACTATCTGGGAACGTTCTCTGGTAACTATGTTGGTTCCTACGTTGGTACTGCAACTTATACTGGAAACTATAGTGGAACTTACTCCCAGACGTTCTCAGGTAACTATTCTGGTGCGACTGTTCAGGCGACAAAAGATACTATCTCGACCGTATATTTGTGGGTAAGAACTGTATAAATCTATTGACTTATGTGCGAGTTTTATATATACTAGCACTATGAATATTATTTCTAATGGAGAATTGAATTGATTAATACCACCTCACCTGTAGTCTCACGCAAGATCGAAAATCCTTATTGGGCAAATAAAGAAAAGCAGCATATCATTGCCGAGTTTTTCTATCCAGATACCAATAAGCGTGTTACTGCATCTATCATGAACGATGGCAGCAATCGCGACTACGAAGAAATCCTACGAGGATATAGTATCGAACAAATCGATGCTAATACAAATCGTCGTCTGGAAGAACGCAACAACCAGATTAAACAGAATCTTGAACGTCAGAAGGTTGACAAGACTCGCATGCAACAGGAACAACTGTTTGCTGCCAAGTTGGATGCCTTTGAGATTGATGTTGTTAAGAACTCTAAAAATCGCGATCTAAAATCCAAGATTCGTAAGTCTAAGACTTTTATGGAAGTTACTGCCTATACAGTTATGCTGTTGATGCAGGAAGAAACGAATGCCGAATAATGGATTTCTTTATGTTGCCACTCGCCGTAAAGGTTATTATAGAGCAGCAAGAAACTCGGCGATTTCTCTAAAGGATTATTATCCCGATGCACACATCACATTCTTTACACACGAAGAATGGGTGCAACCAGATGACTACGAGATCTTCGACAACGTAGTAACCGAGAATGTTCCTCGCGACAAACGTGCTAAGTTGTGGGCACTCGATCAAACTCCCTACGATCTAACAGTTTATATGGACTGTGATACTGAAGTCGAGCATGAAGATATTCAGAAGATTTTTGATCAGATTCCGGACGACATCGACGTAATCTTTACAGCGAATCGCCCATACAATGCAGCGATAACTAAGTTGTCCGACACTGAAGAGATGACTGAACATTGCGGCATTTTCGTATACCGCAACAACCCCCAAACTCTTAAGATGATGCGTGCATGGTACGACGAATACTGGGCACAAAATGCTCCTGACTGGGATCGAAAACATTATCCCGTTCTTGCACTAGAATGGGACACCTTTACAATGTGGAGGTTGTTAAACTTGTTTGATTTTGGTGTCAAAGTAGGTAGATTCCCAGACCCAGATGCTCGGTGGAACTTTGTAGTTGGATACAAAGAGGAAGAACTACAGGGAACTCCGAGAGTTATCTATCATTACACAATTCCTGCTAGTCTTGTAGAGTAATGATTGTAAGCATACCAGATAAAAATCAATTTGATATATTCTATGATCTGTTTTCTACGTTAAATAAAAATATTGGAAAACGTTCATATAAATATTGGTTGTGTGGTGGAGCAATAACCTGCCATCTTTCTGGAAATGATATAAATGATTATGATCTTTATTCAAATGACCCGAAACAATTGATTGCAGATCTTAGTAAGTTTTGTGAGATTGGTAAAAGACATCGTATTTCACAAGATTTTTATTTCGAAGGAAAATTACTACAGGTAACTGATCATCTATACCGAGATCCTGTTGAAACATTAGAAGGATTTGATTTTAGTATTTGTCGTGTTGCGTTTGATGGTAACACATTATATTTTACTGATTCATTTTGGGAAGATTTAAAAAACAAAACTATTAAACTTGGAAAGAATTATTCACCACTTACTGCATACAAAAGATTACTAAAATATGTTTCTCGAGGATTCTATCCTGATGATCTCACTGCATTTCGAATTATTAAAGACATAAGCAAAATTCCGTATGACTGGAACTCACCATTTGAAAGACAATAATTAATGATACAATTTACCAGTTCTATATCTAAAGATCTTACAGATATTCTAGATCCATATACTGAATGGTTTTTCGAACAAACAGATCAGGATCTAATTCTTGGACCTTCTGATATGCAGAGACAACGTCAGGGTGGACTTAATCATATTACGTCAACCGACGAACAATATATGAAACATGTTATCAGTAAGGGAAAATCCCACGTTGGATTCCCTGAAGTTGCATGGTGCACTGACCAAAATCAGGCACATGGTCAACCATGGTTCCCTCTTAACTATAGTCACAAGCAACAAAAAACCAATACAGAATTGATGCATTATCTTGGTGCAAAAAATAATGCAGTGTTCACATACTATCCTGAAAACGGGTTTATGGGATGGCACAACAACTGGAATGCTGCAGGATATAATATTCTACTGACATATAACAGCGAAGAAGATGCTGGGTTCTTCAGATACCTTGACCCAATTACTAAAGAAGTTGTGACATTGATGGATCCGAAAGGGTGGTCATGTAAGGTTGGGTATTTCGGTGGTCATCTCGACACTCCCGATAAAATTTTATATCACTGCTGTGCTAATACGTCTAAGAGATTAACTCTTGGATATGTTGTTCCGCATCTGGAAATCTGGCGTTCTATGATCGAAGATATTACAGGCGAAGATGCATCTCACTTTGATTGAGTGCTTTTAACTTCATTATACTTGACAAGCAGATCTTCTAAAATAGTCAACTGCTCGTGCATATTTTCCATATCATCTAGCATCTTAGGAACTGCAATTCTTGCTCGCTCGAGAATTGCAGTTTCATAGTTTTGAATTCCGACAGTAGTTGCAGATTTAATTCTACGCGATTTTAAAAATCCTTTTAATTTACTCATCAAAGAAGGAGTTTTTTGTTTCATATCAAGTTGAGTGACATGTTGATTGATGCGTTGTTCAGTTACCTTGCTTCTGGCAGCAACAATTATTTCATCTCTTACTTTTTCTGCTGCTTCTTTTTCTCGAGTAAGTCTTTCATTTGCCTCTTTGAGAGTTTGTAATTCTTTAACCAATTTTGGATCTGTAACATGAACGGTTTCTGTAACTGTTTCTACTACAGTTTCGATTTTAACAGGAGGATTTTCTAAAATCTCTTTTGCTTTAGCAAGTATTTCTACTGCTGCCTGTGCTTCTTCTTCGGCAATGTTTTTTTGTCTCTGTAATTCTTCATAAATCTCTTGCGCATGTTTTTCTCTCTCAAGTTCTTCTTGAGAAGGTTCAATTATTTCCACCGCAACAATTTCTTCTTCCATACTACCATCTATCCACTCTTCCACAACAACTTCTTCTGGTAGTGATACTAATGGTTCGGGTGTATAATCTTGTGGTGGTGGTGCAACTACTCTTGCTCTACCCATATCAATTTGCTCCCAATTCTATTATGCATTGATTGTCATATAATCTGGCGTAGTTTAATTTTCGTTCTTGGCAAAAATCTATAACTGCTGCTCTGACTCCAGGATGCATATGATTTTGTTTTGAAAAATCATCCAAGAAAATTATACCATTTTCTTTAACAACATCAAGACTAGCGATTAAATCTGCCATCACACCCTCATAACTGTGGTCGCCATCAATGTAGATCCAATCTAATTTCTCTCCTGTATATGCTGCGAACCAGTCACTTGACTTCATGCGATGAATAGTTACAGGCAGTTCTGCGAATTCTTTACAAATAAGGTTGTATAGTTTGTCGTAAAATGCTTGGAAGTCTGCTGGATTATTAGATCCGACGATCTCAGAGTATCTTTGTAGAATTCCTTCGTAACCCAAGTTCAACCAATCGGTAGTATTTTCATAAACAGAAATATCCCACGGATCAATCATGTGGAGATGTTTTGCCTTTGTTAACAAAACTTGTGAAGATCTTCCTCGCCAAACTCCGATCTCTGCCCCCAGAGAATTTTCTGGGATCCAGTTAGCAGTCAATTTGACAATATCTGTATTTTTACCGAACATCATTTACTTAGTTCCTATTACCATGAAGCGATCAAACTCAACCTTACCATCCCAACTATAGTATGATTGTTTAATTGAACCCTGATAAAAAACATCAGTAACTCCAACATTCTCAATATGCTCTTCAATAGATGGAACACAATTGATACCATACATCTCTCTAAAAACATTTGACGACTGACAGGCAAATATACAATCCTTGTTTGCGGTCGTCATTTTCTTCAACGGATACATTGACTCGCACCCGATAGAAATTACTATATCAGTTTCTAGTGCATTTATATCATGATATGCGAAGGGAACATCCCAGTTGATGTGGTCTAGTTCTATTCCACTATCGCTATAAAACCGATTGAATACTTTTGATAGTTCTAACGCATCTTTATCAATATCAATCAAATTAATCTTCTTGACATTTAAATTTTCACACAGTAATGGAACAAGTGGAAATCCTAACCAAGAATTCAAAATTGTGATATTCAATTCTGTTGGGATGTCTTCTACTTTCAGTAGTTCTTCGACCAACCATATCGCAGCATCCATCGTATTCGGATTTAACGATTTACGAAAGTCTTCGTGCTTATGTGGCATTTCGTGGGCAATCTTATCTAACCCGTTGCCCCAGTTTCGGTAATTATTCAAGTAATTATAATTTAACATCTTGTGGTCTTTCCATAGAATCATATAAGCAAATTAGTGGATCCGTTCTGATAACTCGTTCTTTAGTATCATTTGGCCACATGTATCCATAGTTGTAACTGTATACCCAACCATCTGGAAAAAAATCAATATTTAAAAGGCGTTCTCTTTGATGCCCAAATAGATTATCCAGACCACGATAATAAAAAAACATTTGGTCGGCATAATCTCTAACGAACTTGGTTATTTTATCAACATCTAGATTATCATTCCATCTTAATACGCTTGAATTCAAATCAGTATACATACGAGGAGTATCTTTCGTATCTTCTTTCATTTTCATTAGGTTGTGCCAGTGAGTGCGAACAAATGTCAGACTATCTTTTGGATCATGATCAACAACGCAATCAATACTTTTTTGGATTACAATATCCAAATCAAGAAATAGTTTTTCTCCTTGTTGCTGGACAACCTGCTTTTCAAACAAATATAATTTGTTCCACCATTTTTCATAGTAGTTATCATCTGGGAGAGGAATAACAATAACTTCTGGATCAAGATCCTTTGTTTCTTCTGTCAGGCAATAAAATTTAAACTCAGTAGTGATGTGCTTTTTGCATTGCTCAAGTATTTTATTGACATGATCAGAACTATATTTTGTTCCCCACTTCACTGTGTAAATACTAATCATCAAACATTCCAATGCTCTAATAGATCAGGATCGACAAGCGATTCCTGTTTTACTTTTCCTCTGCTGTTGTCTGTAAATGGAAGTAGATCCACATTAAAGACGCAAACAATACAGTCTTTTCTATATATACCAACTTCAAGATCCCTAGAATCCCAGTCACGACCACGATTATATGAATAAGCAAAGGTGTTTGGAAAATGTTTCCACAGAGGAGTATCGCTAAATTCTCCCCATCGCCAACTATGATAGTTGTCTGTGCCATCTGTAAATGTAAACCAAATACGTTCTTGGTGTTCTAAAACATCTTGCCAGATACATTCTGTCTGATCATCTGACCAAACCATACAACTACCATTCGTATATGCACCATGCGATAGTTTAAAGTTGCGTGACTTCATTGGGCGAGGATCTTGCCACCACGATCGAAACTTGGTAGGGTTGTCTAGATCGTAGGTAATAATTGGCGTTAAATCATTTTGGATGATAACGTCAAGATCGAAAAATACAAATCTACCAGTCGGTTTGTCTTCTGCAAAATTATGCGTATTGAAGATAAAGGTTTTTGGTCTGTCCCAACATCGTGCCATACCATATTTGTAGTCTTCACTTCCGAACCAATATTTGGGATGAATATCAGCGATGTCTGGAAAATCGATGACTTTAATCTCGTCTTCGAATCCTTCGCTATTATCTGTATAGCAATAGAAGTGAAACTCGAATTCTTCGGTGGTGTGTTTCTTTGCCATTCGATAAAGACGATTGACAAACTCAGTGGAATACTTTGTCCCCCATTTACAACAGACATAATTAACTCTCATCAGCAATTCCACAATCTAATAATGTCTTCATGTTGGCATTCAGATAATTCGATCTGTTCTTTTGCTGATGGATGTGGAACGTTGTCAGTATTGAACAAACAGATCTTGGCATCTTTGCGAAACTTAAAACGTTCGACATCGTTGGGATGATGTTTACCACGATTCCACGAATAGATCCATCCACCTGGAATATCATTCCAGAAATCCCTCTGTCTCCAGTAATGGTAATTATCACTTCCTTTAAAAAACGTTTTGAAAACAGATTCAGAATTCTGCATAACATCTTTGTAGATATGCTCACAAGAAATATTAGGCCATAACATCATGCTCGAATTATAGAAAGTTCCTCTAATTTCTATAAACAATCTATCGTGTTTTTGTTGAGGAGGTTGCCACCGACAGTTAATTATTCTTGGTTTTTCGGATAAGTTAATTACCTCTGTTATATCCTCTTGTATTACCACATCAAGGTCAAAGTAACACCAGTTCCCAGTATAACCAAGCCAGTTGTGTGAATTAAATACTAAGAACTTTGCTCGGTCAAAGCAGAAAGTTTCTTTCCCAAACCAATATTTTGGGTGTAGAATACCATCGTCTGGAATGGGCGCAGTATCACACTCAACATCCTCGGCGTCATCTGTAAAGCAAGTGAATGTGTAGGAAGTTGGGTTCCGAGCAAAATTCTTTCTCACCATATTATATAAATTGTTCACATATTTCGCGGGGTACTTATCACCCCACTTAATGCATACGAAGTTCATCATACTTTTTATCTGCTCCAGGGAACTGATCTAGTCCATTTAACAATGCTATTGTAAATTCTGAGCGATACACAAATGAATCATTATCGCCGCCATAATAATCTGCTCCATATACAAAGGAGTAAACATCACTTGATGGAAAGTAATTGAATCTAAAATCTTCATGCCATAAAAACCTATCATCTCCGAAATATTTTAACATAAAATACTCAGGGTTGGTGTTGAAGTGATCCCATATATGTTTGGCAGTTCCATCTTTCCACATCATAACACTTGAGTTGTAATTGCTCAAGTAACGCATGTCATGGGTTTCGCCAACATAATCTGGGAATTCTTTATTCTTCCAGTAAGTATACACTATTGTTGGAACTTTGTCAAGGTATTTCCACAAATGATCAATATTTTTTTGAATACGAATATCCAGATCTAGGTAAAGAACATCGCCCAAATCTTGACTGAACAACCAAACTTTATACCAGTGACCCTCGATGTCATCTGGTAGAGGACAAGAAATAATAATAGGATCAAGTCCAGTTGGATCATCTGTGAAGCATAAATAGTTATACTTACGCTCGGTCGCTTCAACGATTTTATTTACATCGTCGGATGAATATTTTGTGCCATATTTAAGTGTCACTATTGTTTTCATAACGTTCTCGGTTTTATAAATAATATAGAATAATTTATAAGGGTTCTCCATGGCTGCAATTCAAAATCTGTATATTGATCAAGGAACCACGTTTTCTTTAGCGATAACTGTGTCAGATCAATATGGCGAAGGCAAGAATTTAACAGATTATACTGTTACATCACAGATGCGTAAGTCATACCAAAGTGCTACTGCGATAAATTTTACAACAGAAAAGACAACTCCTGTAGATGGAATCCTAACAATTTCGTTGACTGCAGATCAAACAACTGCAATTAAATCTGGTCGATATGTGTATGATATTGAAATTGAAAGCGATGAAGAAACAATTCGCGTTCTAGAAGGAATTGTTGTAATAAACCCAGAGGTGACAAGATGACAATAAACGTCTCAGTTGGTAATAAATCTACACCTAAAGTAACAGTAGGACTTTCGAATACTATAAATACAAGTATAGTTAGTAAGAAAACCGTCACACTAGAAACGCTAAGTGATGTTGATACGGAAGCAGTACAGGATGGATGGACCCTAGCATATAATGATGCCACTAACAAGTGGGAAGCAGTAGATCCTGCCTTGGATTTGAATTTGGGTATTATAGACGGCGGAACATTTTAAACACTAAAAACAACCAAAGAAGGAAACTGACAATATGTCTACAATTATTCAAATTAAAAGAAGTGCTGGATCTACCGCTCCAACAACGGCTGCTCTCCTAGAAGGCGAAATGGCATATGCCGAAGACGCCAGCAATAATGGCGTTGGTGCAAAACTATACATCGAATCTGTTGAAGGCGCAAGTGCCGCAATTCATGCAGTCGGTGGTAAGTATTTCACAGACAAGGTTGATGCTCGTCTCATCGACGCAACAACAACAGTTGGTGGCAAAGCAACTTTTGCTGAAGGAACAAACAACGGTTCTCACAAGGTAACTGTAAAGGCGCCAGATACACTTGCTGCTGATTACACACTTACTCTTCCTGTCAACGATGGCGATGCTGACCAGTATCTGAAAACAGACGGTTCAGGCGTTACTTCATGGGCAGCAATTCCATCAGGTTCGTTCACACTAAGTGACAACCAAGGGACTCCTAATACAGATACCTTCACAACTGGTGGGACTCTGACTTTTGCTGGTACTGCTGGTATTAAGACAACGATTTCTGACAACCAAGTTGGTATTGTTGCTGATATTACTGGAACAACTGCTCTGACATCACTTGCTGATGCGGATGAGTTCCTTGTTTATGATGCTTCGGCAACTGCAAACAGAAAGATTACTGCTGAAGATATTGGCGATTACATCTATGCTGCCGTTTCTGGTGATATCACAATCAGCGAATCAGGTGTTGCTTCGATTGCTGCCAACTCGGTTGCTCTTGGAACTGATACAACTGGTAACTATGTTGCTACTGTTGCTGGAACTGCAAACCAAATTACTATCTCAGGTTCTGGTTCTGAAACTGCTGCTGTTACTGTTGCTCTTACTGAAGATGTTACACTTGTCGGCGACCTTACAGTTGGCGGTAATGACATTAAGGCAAATGGCGGAACAACTTCTATCACTCTTTCGGGTGCAGACGTTGCCGTTGCTGGTGACCTGACAGTTACAGGAAATGACATTAAGTCATCTACTGCAACTGCTTTGTCTCTTGCTGGTGCTGATGTTACTGTTGCTGGTGATCTTACCGTAACTGGTAATGACATTAAGTCATCTTCTGCAACTGCTCTGACACTTTCGGGTTCTGACGTTACTGTTGCTGGTGATCTTAAGATCGGCGGAAACGACATTAAGGCATCAGACGGTACTACTGCTATCTCACTTTCGGGTGCAAACGTTACTGTTGCTGGAGACCTTACGGTTTCTGGTACTACGACTACTGTAAACTCAACAACTCTGTCGGTTACCGATCCTCTGGTTTTCGTTGGTAATAACAACGGTTCTACAGACGCAGTTGACCTTGGTCTCTATGGTCTCTATGACACTTCAGGAACTCAAGACCTTTATGCTGGTCTGTTCCGTGATGCTTCGGACGGTAAGTGGAGACTCTTCAAGGGTCTACAAACAGCGCCAACTACAACTGTTAACACTGCAGGAACTGGTTATACAGTTGCTGACCTCGTTGCTAACATCTCTGGTGGTACGGTTTCGTCACTTACTTCTGCAATCGCGGTTGCGGACGGTGGTACTGGTGTCGGTACTCTAACTGCTAACGGTGTACTATTCGGTAGCGGAACTTCTGCAATCCAAGCAACTTCTGTTGGAACTGCTGGTCAAGCACTTCTATCTGGTGGATCAGGTGTTGCTCCTTCGTTCGGAAATATTGACGGTGGAACTTACTAATAAATAACTGAAATGGGGTGGGAATTATCCCACCCCAATCTTTTCGTGGAGAATATTATGGATCAGACTAAATTTATCAATTCGTATATCGCTAATCTAGCAGAACGACTGAAAGCATTAACATTGGATAATATTATGTTGAGCACTCAACTTACACTGGCAAATGAAACTAATGTAGGATTGACGCAGAGAGTTGAAATTCTAGAGCACGAAGCAAATCAACCAAAACCAAATGGTAATTATGTTGGATTGGAAGGCGATCTAGAGTTTGGGACATCTGAAGACTATTCTACCGCAGAAAACGAGGATGTAGATGACAGCACCAGCAACAGCAACAGTAGTACAGATAAAAAGAAGTGAGACTGCTAGTGCAGTTCCAACTTCAGGACAACTTGCGATAGGCGAACTCGCAGTCAATCTGACTGACAAAAAGATATTTTCTAAGAAAACCGACGGAACTATTGTTTCAATTGGTGGTGTCGGAGTTGATGGTGGAGATGGATCTATCTCGGTAGGCACGATTGCATTTTCCGATACTGCATTTAGTGACTTCTACGTTGATACAGCGACAACTCCTGGAACAGCAATTGTTCGCCTCAATCAGATGACCGATCTTGACTATGGATTGATTACTGATGAAGTAGCAGCATATAACGCAGTTGATTATGGGAGCATCGCATAATGGCAGCAAGAGTTAAACTGAGAAGGGGTACTTCTAATCAACACACAACCTTTACTGGTTCAGCGGCGGAAGTTACCGTAGACACCACTGACTGGTCATTGAGAGTTCACGATGGGTCTACTGCAGGTGGACATAAAGTTTTGAAAACCTCGTTGTCAAACTTAGATGATGGTGCCATTATTAATGGTGGAACATACACCTAAATAGAATGAATTCAGGAGAAACAAATGGCAACGATTTTACAACTTAGAAGAGGGACTACCGTTCAGCACTCTACCTTTACAGGTGCGGAGGGTGAAGTTACCATCAATACAACAAAAGATACTGTGGTAGTTCATGATGGCACAACTGCTGGTGGATTCGAACTTGTATCTCTAGCAGCGACTCAGACTTTAACCAATAAGACACTTACCAGTCCAACTCTAACCACTCCAGCACTTGGTACTCCAGCATCTGGTGTTCTAACCAATGCAACTGGTCTCCCAATTTCTACTGGTGTTTCTGGTCTTGGTACTAATGTCGCCGCATTCTTGGCAACACCTTCTAGTGCTAACCTTGCATCTGCTCTTACTGACGAAAGTGGCAGTAATACGGTTGCGTTTACCACAAGTCCAACGTTTGTAACACCAACTCTTGGTGTGGCAAGTGCTACTACAATTAACAAAGTAACATTTACCGCTCCTGCAACTGGGTCAACTTTAACTGTTGCTGATGGCAAAACACTAACAGCAAGTAATACATTAACGTTCACTGGTACCGATGCTTCTTCTGTTGCGTTTGGTACTGGCGGTACAGTTGCTTATACAGCAAATAAACTAAGTGCATTTGCAGCAACAAGTTCTTCAGAACTTCTTGGTGTAATCAGTGACGAAACTGGATCTGGCGCATTGGTATTTGGTACCAGTCCTGCAATTACAACATCATTAACTACTCCAAGCACCTCATTTGATCTCATCAATACGACTGCTACAACAGTAAACTTTGCTAAGGCAGCGACCACTCTTTCTATCGGTGCTGCTACTGGAACAACTACTGTTAATAATGCCCTAACTGTTTCTGGTGATTTGACTGTTTCTGGAACCACAACTACTGTTAATACTGAAACAATCAATCTTGCTGATAATGTTATTACTTTAAATAGTAATGAGGCAGGAACTCCATCGCAAAATGCAGGTATTGAAGTAGAACGTGGTACTTCTACCAACGTTGCTCTTCAATGGAATGAGACTTCCGATGTTTGGGAATATACAGTAGATGGAACTAACTATATCCCAGTTGTTGGTACTACAGCAACCCAGACTCTAACAAACAAAACACTTACTAGTCCAACACTAACGACACCAGCATTAGGTACTCCTGCTTCGGGTGTAATGACCAATGTAACTGGTACAGCAGCAGGTCTTACTGCTGGTAATGTAACAACTAATGCGAACTTAACTGGTCATATTACATCAGTTGGTAACGCAGCGGTGCTTGGTTCATTCACTTCTGCTCAACTTCTAGCAGCATTAACTGATGAAACAGGAACTGGTGCTGCCGTATTTGCAACATCACCAACGCTAGTTACTCCAACTATTGGTGCGGCAACTGCCACAACAGTTAATAAAGTAACATTTACTGCTCCTGCAACTGGTTCCACTTTAACACTGGCCGATGGTTCTACTCTAGCAACTTCTGGTGCGTTTAGTACAACTCTAACTGCCACCGCTGCAACTAATGTAACATTACCAACTACTGGTACTCTAGCAACTCTTGCTGGTACAGAAACTTTTACCAATAAAACATTAACAACACCAGCACTGAATGGTGCGGTTGTAGATAATAACAACGCTGTTTCTGCTGCAGGTTCTACACAAGGTACTGCTACTGCATTGACAGTTGACTATAACGTAGTTACTACAGTTGCTGCATCTGCTGGAGTTAAACTCCCAACTGCCACTGCTGGTCGTAGAATCGTAATTGTCAATAAAGGCGCAAGCACTCTCACGATCTATCCTGCGACATCGGCATATATCGATGCTGGATTGATTAATGCTGGTATTTCTGTTGCTTCAAACGGTTCAATTGAATTGATGGCATCATCCTCTACACAGTGGTATTCTATCGCTCGTGTTGCAATTTATGATTCTTCGGGGACTCTGCTTAACTAATGTCAACAGTTATTCAACTCAAAAGAAGTGAGACTGCTAGTGCAGTTCCCACTGCAGGTCAAATTGCAGTCGGAGAACTTGCGGTAAATTTAGCAGACGGAACACTATACTCAAAAAAAACCGACGGAAGTATTATCGAAGTTGGTGGATACAATCCAGAATTTTTTACAATTCCTGGAACAATCGACTTAGGTGATATCGCTGGCGTAAATCCTTCAGTTTACGACATGGGTTCATTATAAATAGTCCCAAAGAGGACAAGATATGGCAATTTCATCTAGACAAGGACTAATTGATTACTCTCTCCGTAGACTCGGATTCCCAGTAATCGAAATTAACGTAGACGAAGATCAAGTTTCTGATCGGGTTGACGATGCATTGCAGTATTTTCAAGAATACCATTTCGATGGTGTCGAAAGAACTTATCTTAAGCATCAAATTACAGGCAACACTCTTAAATTTAGCGGACTAAGTTCTCCCTCGTTTACTCTCGGCGAAAAACTCGTCGGCGAAACATCGGGTGCATCTTGTTATTTGATTTCATTAGATGGCACGACTGCCACAGTTGGTGTGACAACGGGAGTATTCCTAGTAAGCGAACCTGTAACTGGTCTTAATTCTGGTTTTACTCGTACGCTTGCATCTTCTCTGTTTTATACCGCTGGTGATTTAGATAACCAGTATATTCCCATTCCAGACGCAGTAATTGGCATCATCAAGTTGTTCAATTTCAATGCTCCTAGCGATGGTATGGAAAATCCAAACAACATGTTTAACTTGGTCTATCAGTTTAGACTTAATGACATGTATAATCTTCTGGCAGCAGACCTTATCTACTATGCACAAGTTAAAACAACTCTACAGATGTATGACCAGATTTTCCCTGGACAGCGTTCGATTAGATTTAACAGAAAAACAGATAAACTTTATATCGACGTAAACTGGAAAGAGACATTCCAAGTCGGTGATTACATTATCGTTGAGTGTTATCGCATTCTAGATCCAGCAGAATACACTAAAGTCTATAATGACATGTTCCTAAAGATGTATACCACTGCATTGATCAAACGTCAATGGGGTGAGAACATGAAGAAGTTTGGAGGAATCCAACTTCCAGGTGGTGTTCTTCTGAATGGTCAGCAAGTTTATGACGAAGCAGTCGACGAGATTAAACAAATCGAAAACGAAATGCAACTCAAGTCAGAACTTCCTGTCGATTTCTATACGGGATAAGAGATGCCAACGAATTTTTACTTTCAATCTGGTAATACCTCGGGAACAACAAACGAACAGCGTTTGGTGGAGGATCTTGTCATTGAAAGTCTTAAGATTTATGGACATGACGTTTACTATCTTCCAAGAACAATTGCTAACCAAGATCCAATTTTCGGCGAAGATCCGCTATCATACTTCAGTCAATTCTATCCTCTGGAAATGTATCTAGAGAACGTAGAAGGATTTGAAGGTGAAGGCGATCTGTTCACCAAGTTCGGATTTGAGTTTAGAGCATCAGCAACCTTCGTAGTTTCTAAGAGACGTTGGGAAGAATCTGTCGCGGATAACGCTGACAGTCTGCAACTGACAACAAGACCGTCAGAAGGTGACATACTTTATTTTCCAAAAACTAAGACGTTCTTTGAAATCAAGTATGTTGATTTTCTTAATCCGTTTTACCAACTCGGTAAGATTAACATATTCAAACTGAAATGCGAAGTCTTTGAATACAGTTCTGAGAGATTTATTACTGGGAATGCAGAAATCGATGTTATCGATGATAAGTCTCAAGATCAATATGCATACCAGTTCTTACTTGAGGGTGGCGATGATCTATTGCTAAACTCTGGTGATTCTCTAATCTTGGCAGGATATTCGGTGACCGAAATTGATCCTCTAGCAAATAATGAAGACTTTGATAATCTTGCGTATGATGGAATCATAGACTTTACGTCTATCAATCCATTCGGCGAAGTGTTGGTGAGGAACTAATGTTCGCTGGTAAATTTTTCTATCACTCGCATATTCGTAAAGCGATTATTGCCTTTGGTACCATCTTCAACAACATTGTTGTTCAGCGCAAAAACTCTGCGGGAGAATTTGCGCAGAGTCTTCGTGTTCCGTTAGCATATTCTACTAAGCAGAAATTTCTTGCTCGTATTGCCTCAGTTCCTACTATCGATCCTGCAAGCATAGCAATTACACTACCAAGAATTGGGTTTGAAATCACTGGACTCAATTACAATCCATCTCGCAAGATCAACATACTGACAAAAAACATTGCTGTAGGTGCTGGCGACGATACAAATAAGTTACGCAGTCAGTTTACTAGCACTCCATATGACATGTCGATTTCTCTTTACGTTTTCGCAAAGAACCAAGATGATGGATTGCAAATTATTGAGCAGATTCTACCATTCTTCAATCCAGACTTTTGTGTTACGATTAATGATGTTCCAGAGATGGGTATCAAACGTGACTTGCAAATAACGATGGAAGGAATCGATTATGAAGATCAATATGAAGGCGATTATGCTCAGAGACAGTCAGTTATCTGGACTTTGAATTTCAAACTTGGATTAAATTTCTACGGTCCAGTCGAACTGCAAGGTATCATTCGAACTGCTATTGCGAATACATACGCAAATGACACGGTTGATATCAACAATGGACAAAGATATACAGTGACAACAACACCATCCGACGTAACACCAGAAGTTGGTGTGTGGGACTATGTGGAGACATTTGATGAGTTCTTCGAATAACTATGAAAAATTAGATGAGATTTTTGGGACTCAGTCTGCGCCAACATCTACCGCAGTAGTTATCCCACCTGCTCCACCAATTCAAGTTCCTGTTGCGTACATACCAACAGGCGACGATATCGAAGACGATTATCAAGTTGCCCGTAAGAAGATCAACGATCTTATCGACAAAAGTCAACAAGCACTTGATGGAATGCTAGGTGTTGCTCTTGCCAGCGACAGCCCTCGGGCATATGAAGTTGTCGGTCAATTAATCAAAACAACGGGTGATGCCGCTAAAGATCTACTCGATCTACAGGCGAAGAAGAAAAAAGTTTTACAAGACGACAACAAGAAGTCTCAGCAAATTGATACTCAGAACAATATTATTTTCTCTGGTAGTACTTCCGATCTACTCAAAGCATTAAAGGCAGAGAAAGCAAAGATCATTGATCATGAATGAAGAAGAATCCTCATATCACGGTAATATTAATTTAAAACCGATTGGTTATAAACATAATTTTACTCATGAACAATTAGAAGAACTCGCTAAGTGCGAGGACGATCCAATTTACTTCATTGAAAATTACTGCATGATCGTTTCGCTCGATCTTGGTTTGATTCCATTCAAACTATATGACTGTCAGAAGCGCAAAGTCCATCATATCCTAGATAATCGTAAAGCGATTCTTATGGAAGGTCGTCAGCAGGGTAAAACTATTACAGCTGCTGCATGTATTCTCTGGTATACATTGTATAAAGAAGCAAAAACAGTTGCTATCCTTGCCAACAAAACATCTGCTGCTCGCGAAGTTATGAATCGCTACCAAGGTATGTATGAAAACTTACCACTGTGGATGCAGCAAGGTGTAAAGACATGGAACAAGGGTGACGTTGAATTAGAAAACGGATCCAAGGTATTTACTGCTGCTACGACTGCCTCTGGTATTCGTGGTAAGTCGGTTAACTGGTTGTATATCGACGAAGCAGCGATCATTCCAAACACCGTTGCTGAACAGTTTTTTGCTTCGGTTTATCCTACAATTTCCGCTGGTCAAACCACCAAGATTCTATTGACATCGACACCTCTTGGTTACAATCACTTCTGGAAATTCTGGAACGAAGCAGAAAAAGGTGTCAATGGATTTGAACCTATGTTCATTCCATATAGCGAAATTCCTGGGCGTGATGATGCATGGGCAGAAGAGCAACTTAAAATGCTCGGCGAACTTAAATTCAATCAGGAAGTTATGTGTAATTTCCTCGGTTCGAGTAATACACTTATTAATGCGAAAACTCTGGGGAATATGAGTTCTATCGATCCAGTCTATGCTAAAGATGGATTGGATATCTTTGAAGAACCTATGCCAGAGAGAACATATGCGATAACTGTTGATACTGCCAGAGGTATTGGCGGAGACTATTCAACTGCAGTCGTAATTGATGTTACATCTGTTCCATATAAGATGGTGGCAAAGTATCGTGATAACAAGATCGCTCCACTTCTATTTCCCAATATTATAAATAAGGTTGCAAGAGATTATAATTCCGCACAT